TTCTTGAAATCCAAACTCAAAACCCTCAAGAAGCGTATGATTATTACTGAACTGCGTATAAGTCTTGAAATCTACCCTAGTTCTAGTATCTGGGAAAATAAAGCTACTACCAGTAAAACCATTCTGCATAGAGAAATTAATATATCCCTCTGTACTCTTGGTCTTTCTTCTGAACTCCTTGGGCATCATCTCCCAGATTGCAGCCTGCTGTACCTTGATACTAGTATCCGCGTTCTGGCTAAAGCATACTATATGACCATCATTGTTCTGCATAACAGCCTCCATAAGCATTTTTGCACAACCTGTAGTCTTTCCAGATCTATTACCACCTAGAACCAGCACTTCATTGTACTCATCTAAACCCTCTCTTACCCTCTGCCAGCCCTCTAAATCAAAGCCATGTCTGATCGGATCCTCCTCGGCTGCCTGGATTCTACCCTCGTGCGCCTCAAAAAGCTGTCTAAGAAGTCTAGGATCTTCATCTGCAAGCATGACGATCTCCTCGTCAGTAGGTGCAGACAGTATAGGATGCTGCGTAAATTTAAGCTCCATACTCTTCTTCGTCTTCTTCCGCGGATTCCTCTTCCCAAATTATATCCAGCATATCTAGCTTTCCATTCATATCTAGACTAGCCTCCTGTATGAGCATCTTGCCTACCCTGTAATTAGAGTAATCGTAGAATAAATCCCCCTCGTCATCCATAACTATAAACATATAGTTAGGGAAATGCTCGCCTAAGTTTCCGCGAACACGATCAAATAAATCGTCATGATCCTCAGTTATCGCCATCTACTTCTATTATATCCTCCGTTTTTAATGCCTGTATTCTTTCTCTAGCTGCCTTGATGGTATCCTCGTAATCCTCTTGACTAATAACCTTGCGCTCCTCCTTGATCTGCGAGGCCTCACCTCTCGCGGTCAATGCCTCCCTACTAGCATTAGCCTTTGCTATTGAAAGCTCCTTAAGATCGCGGAAGGTTACCTCCATCTCTGGGTCATTCTCCAGCCTGTCACGTACCTTCTCTACCAAATCCTCCTCCAGAGAACTTAACTGCAAATAACTCCTGGCCGCGAGCTTACCTCCCAAATCCTTGAACTTACCCAAGTGATCCGCATAATCCGTGAGTATACCTATGACTGTCTGCCTGTGAAAACCATACTTCTTTACTATTTGCGTCTGACTCTTGCCTACGCTAAATAAATACAGTATAGTTGCTACCCTGTCTGGGTCGTACCTAGACAAGCACTTTATCTTATCAAACTTCTCGTCAGCAGCAAACTCCTGGACTTGCTCCTTGATTTTTATTAATAATTCTTCTTTGGGACTAGACATATATAAATCTTATGCTATAATGCACAGGATTAAAACACATTATAGTCCATTTGCAAGCCCCAAGGGTGAAAACGGTAAAATTGGCAATCGCCAAGAACGACATTAAACTTCAAAGAGAGTCTCCCAAGATTAAACACCTTCCGAGATTATAGGTTACTTTCCCCGAAATAGCATGAAGGAAAGGTAAAAAGATAAGCCATTGACCTATGAGTAAACTATTCGCACTACCTAGCTCGCAATAAAGTCAATGACCCCGCAATGGCGAAGCTGTGTCCGCATATGTTATAATAACCCGCATGGCAGAATCAGAAGCAACCAGAAAACGTAAGGATTATATTTACCATTCTTCCCCTTTACAAAAAAAACGGAGAGCAGCGCGCAATAAGGCCCGCAGAAAGGCTGCTCGGCTGTATGGCAAGAAAGCCATCAAAGGTAAAGACATTGATCATAAGGACGGTAACCCTACTAATAACTCCAACGGAAACCTTAGAGTTATGTCCAAAAAGAAAAACCGCGGCCGTAACAATGGCTCAAAAGGTTTAGGTCGCAAATAAGCCCATTGAGTAGGAAATTTTTTTAGACCCTGGTATATATATATGTATCTGACGGTACGACGGAGCGCTGACCCCCTCCCCCCCGTCGGTGATGATAGCCAACTGCAAGCTACGTTACTCGCTACGCTCAGACATACCACACTAAAGCTGTGGTTACTCGCTTCGCAGTAACTTCGCTAGCCGTTGGCTCAAGGGGTCTCAAAAAAAACACGGGATATTGAAAATAATTGTTGACTTTGCTAGGTATATAAATCAGTATTCAATCATAGCAATTAAGCTATAACTAATAATACTAAAATACTATGGCAGACATTAAAAATCAAATCTCAAACAATATCGCAATCTCAAAAGGTGTTGAATTGATCCTAAGAAAACGCATTACTGAATGTGTAAACTACATAAGCTACGGCAGCCAACCTGCAATTACTAGCTTAGACGACATCAACGAACATTGTTCGGATAGAGATAAGCTTGTAGAAATCTATAACTTATCTAAAGCGATAGATGTTATGCAAGCAAATCACAAAGCTAGAGTTCGTGAATTAAACGAAAGCGACGAAGATTAATTAACTACGGGTGGCATCTTAGGATGTCACCCATAATTACTAAATACTATGACTGAACCAATATCAATAATGAATCCCGACAGGGAAACAATGCAGAAAAGATTCCTAATCGTTGGAATGCTATCCGAACTAGGTAAATACGGTATGCGTATGACTCGCAACATAAACCCATTTACTTTTGCAAAACAGTTTTATAAACTAACAAGAAGAACCAAGTATGACAAGTTTATACAATACATAGACTTCTTGTTTCAAGACAACTTAATAACTGCTGATCAATTAAAAGATTACGCAGAGAAAGCCAAGAGGCGAATGCAAGATTAGTTATAGCAAGGGTGGTCAGAAATGATCACCCTTTTTTTTTGTGCCTGTTTTTCTCTATGATAGCCCGATGTGCAACACGGGGGGATTAACCTGGGTGATGATAGCCAAGACTGCCCTCGCTTCGCTCTGCCTTTCCCCATAGCCCCAAGCTATCATCGGGGTCAGACCCGTGTCAAGCTTTTATTTACTTTTTTTACATTTTTTTTGCTAATAGTTTGCATTAGTCTAGCTGATTTAGATTTACTTATGGTTTATATTAGTAAATAGTTATAAGTTGGACTTATTATATGAATTAATTATACTTTTTCAGTCAAAAAGATATATCTTTAGAGAGTCAAAAAAGATTCATTTATAGCATTATTTACTTGCAAACGCTTGACAATCAACGCAATATAAGCTCATGACAAAATTAAATACTACTAAAAAGAAATTAAGCGAAATTTCTAATAGAACCTTCAAGTCTAATCTTTTAAAATGGATAGATTTTTCCAATGCAGAACAAGTAGAAAATGGCAAAAATTGGTATAATGACGCAAAAAGCTTTGTTGAATTCAATAGTAATGTTTACGACATTGACTCTTACACAATTGCAACGGTCGTATCTTGTTTAAGTGTAAATAACAAATGGGAACAAAACAAAAAAGACGCAATTGCGACTTTGTATTTTTTCAAAAATAATCCATTTGCGAAAGTTGAAACATATTTGAAAAGAGTTAAATGTTGCACTTACAAAACAAACAGGAAAAAAGCTTGGGAAGCATTACAACAAGGTCTAGAGATTCAAAAAAGTTCGCCAAAGACTCACTCATTTGCGATGAATATCGCTCTAAATTCAAGTGAACATATAACGATTGATAAGTGGCATTTAAGAGCTTGCCAAGTTAGTCCAATTTCAAAAAAGCGAGATTTACAGGAATCTTGCACGGCTTTGCAATACAGAAATATTGAAAGAATAACAGCCGAAATTGCTAAGGAAAGAGGCTTAAAAGGGTATGAATTACAAGCGATAATCTGGCTAACAATCAAGGCAAAATGGGAAAGATAATGAGATTCTTTAAAGTAATAGATAATAAAATTGATTGCGAGAGATGCGAGGGTTACGGCTCTTTAGATTTAAACGGGGAAATTGAGTGCGAAGATTGCGAAGGAACAGGGAAGGTTTTTGAGTGCGTTCCAGTGAATACCAACGGGGAGTAAAATCCCCAAAGGTTCAGCTATCATAACAAAACAAACGGGGGGACTTTATGAATAAACAAAACAAAAAACAAGAGGGGACTTTGACTGAGTTCAAGGTCACAGAAACATACTATGTAAAAGCTATAACTATAGACAGTGCATACGATCAAGTTGAGAACCAAAATTTCACAGATGGAGTTGATGGTTACGATTTAAACATTGAACCAAGCTATTAATTTTTAATTATGAGTAATACTACAACAGAAAGCAGTCCAAGCGAGGACATTAAAAACGCTATGTCATTGAGCAATATGCAAGTATTGTTTGATTATGAAAACGGGGAATTAGATGAAATACAAAGTTTAATTCTTTTCTCGGAGCTTGTCAAAAGTGGACTAGCTTGGCAATTACAGGGGAGCTATAGCAGGACTGCACAGGCTCTAATTGAAGGAGGATTCTTAGAATTTGATGGAACAATAATACAAAATGAGTTATAAATTAAAAACCAAATTTAGAGAATTACTTAAGAGGGTTACAAGCAAATATCCTTTTATTGACGGAGATATGTACTTCACTTATGAGGACGGGGAGTGGATAGAATCCTGTTGGGACGAATGGAGCGAAGATATGCATGACGAAGACCCGAATAAAATTTACTACAAAGTAATACAAATAGGAAAACATAAACAAAAAAACTAAAATACTATGTCAATGACAACAAAAGCAATTCAGAATCTAGCACTGAAGCAAAACAAAGCTAGAAGCCAAGGCGATAGATTAGCAGTAATCGTTGACCTTGTTGTAGACCTAGGGTGGGATAGAGATCGCCTTAGTACAGACGGGCAAAGAAGTTATGATGACCTTTGCGAAGCATTAAATTTACCAACTAGCAGAGAGGAAATGAACAATGCCTAAATACAGAATTAGAGA